ATATCAGTCTGGTTGAGTCGCCCGCGTATAACGGAGCCAAGGTGTTGTCGGTGCGAGAGGCACCGAACGGGCTCACGGTTGCGGAGATCCCGCTCCCGGAAACACCGATACTGGACGAGTTCATGAGCGACGACGTGCTCAAATGGGCACTCGGCCGGAAATCGTCCGCGTAACATCGCACGAACCCCCGCCCAGAGAGTGGGCGGGTCGTTGCGCTGTCGCCGGGAGGGCGACGGAGCCGGAAAGTGCACCCCTTTTCAACGATTGAAAGAGGTGCAAGAATGGCACGGGCACAGATGAGTCACGCAAACGACGCCATGATTCGTCGTTTGCAGAAGGAACTCGAGGAGCGGAGCGGGGCGGCAAGCGGGATCATCGAGACGGCGCAGAACGCCGAGCGCGACCTGAACTCGGCCGAGAAGGAAACGCTGACCGGCCTCCGCGGCCGGATCGGAGAGTTGAAGGACCAGCTCGAGGAGCTGGAGTCGTTCTCGAACGTGGCCGGCCAGGTGGCCGAGCGCATGAAGCAGTTCGACAAGGCCATCACGATCTCGAAGCGTGGCGGCGACAGCGCCATCGAGTATCGGTCGGCCGGCGCCTGGGCACTGGACAGCTACCGGGCCGCGCTGGGCAACCGCGAAGCGCATGAGCGTCTCGAGCTGTTCTACCGCGAGGCGGCCCACCAGACCACACCCGACAACCTGGGGATCGTCCCCGATCCCATCGTCGGCAGCGTCATCAACTTCATCGACGCGGCCCGCCCGCTGGTCTCGTTCCTGGGCGCGCAGAGCATGCCATCCGCCACGTGGCACCGTCCCCTGGTGACACAGGGCACGTCGGTCGCCGTGCAGGGCGACTACGGCGAGGCCGCCGACGAGAAGACCGAGCTGGTGTCGCAGAAGCTGCTCATCACGCGCCTGACGGCCAACGCGGTCACCTACGGTGGCTACGTCAACGTCTCGCGGCAGAACATCGACTTCAGCAGCCCCCAGGTGCTGGACATCGTCATCAACGACCTGGCCGCCCGGTACGCGATCCAGACCGAGGCGGCGCTGGCCGCGGAACTGGCTGCGACCACCACGGGGGCGGTAGGCTACGGTGGCACGCCGACCGCTCTGTCGGTGGCGACGGCGATCTGGACGGCCGCGGGCACGGTCTACGCCGCGACCAAGGGTCAGGGACGGCTCGCCCTGGCGGTGTCGCCGGGCCGGCTGGGGACGTTCGGCGGGCTGTTCGCGCCGGTGAACCCACAGAACTCCCAGTCGCCGGGCTTCACGGCCGGTAGCTTCGGCCAAGGCGTCATGGGGACCATCTCGGGTATCCCGGTCATCATGTCGGCCGGTCTGCCCACCAATACCGCGTTCGTGTTCAGCACGGCCGCCATCGAGGCGTTCGAGCAGCGCGTCGGCACGCTCCAGGTGACGGAGCCCAGCGTGCTCGGTGTGCAGGTGGCCTACGCCGGCTACTTCACCCCGCTGACCATCAACGACGACGCCATCGTCCCGTTGACGGCGACCTGATCTGAGGCTGCGCCCACCCCTACGGACAACACCGTAGGGGCAGGGCGTGGCAAATACTGAGAAGGGAGGGGAATCCATGACGGACATGGTGCAGGTCGCACGACGCCGCAAACTCGCCGCGGCCCAAGCGGTGGGCGACGTGCAGCGCATCACCATCCTTCGCGGGATGATGACAGCGGAGACGCCCGTGGAAGAAGTCGCACCGGAGGAAGCGCCCGTGGAAGTGGAAGTGCCGGAGGAAGTTCCCGTGGTGGAGGAGATTGTCGAGCCGGAGGAAGCGCCGGCGGGCCAGGACGAAGTCGAAGTGCTGGAGGAGATCAAGCCTCCCACCGACCCCGCGACCGGGGACGAGTAGCCTCACGTAGTTCGGGGGAAAGGTGATCTTATGGGAATCGGGCAAGGGCCGTTGGATCTGGAAGGCCAAGACATCATCAACGTCGGGAATCTCAACGGGTCTCCTCCGGGGTCCGGGGGCGCGTCCCTCCTGCACCAAGCCACGGTCACGCTGACCAACGCACAGATCAAGGCACTCGGCGCGGATCCGTACTTCGAGGTCGTGCCCGCACCGGGGGCCAACAAGTTCCATTGGGACGTGTCGGGGTTCGTGTACTCCACGATTGTGCAGCCCTACACGAATCTGATTGAGGCTCAAGAGGTCACGGTTTATTGGGGTGAAACGAGCAGGGAGGCCACACTACCCGTCTCCGCCCAGGCGGAATGGGGCGCCCTCGGGGCGTCCCTGATGTTCCAACTCCGGACGATATGGGACGTGACCGCGACCCCGCCGCAAGGATACCCGATCACGGACCCGGCAACCATCGTCAACCAAGCCCTGAACTTCTACCTCGACAATGCTCCCGATGGCGCCTTCACGGGTGGGGACGCTGGTAATTCGTTGGTGATTGGACTGACCTACAAGACGTTCAACACCCTGACCGGGCTGTTCGAGTAATGCCCGTGCTCTGTTTCCCCCTGACCGGGGACGGGGAGTAGCTCATGGCACTGGGCGACCCCTACGCCACTCCCGAGCAGTTAGCCGACCGGCTGGGCGGGGACGTCGGCGAGAGCTACGAACGCATCGTGGACGCCGCGTCACGGGCGGTGGAGTCGTTCACCCGGCGCCAGTTCAACCGCGACGATGACGAGTACGCCACGCCACGTCGGTTCCGGGCGCTCGACCGCGAGCGCGTGGCGGTAGACGACTTCCACACGCTCGCGGACCTGGCGGTGGAGGTCAACGGCACGCTCTGGGACCCGTCCGCCATCGATGCGCGTCCGTGGGATGGCATCCGGCAGGGACAACTCGACTGGCCGTACTCAGACCTGTTCGCCATCAGCCGCTCGTTCCCGTGGTCCCGCCGGGCGCTCATCACTGTCTGGGCGCATTGGGGCTGGGCGGAAGTCCCGGCCGGTATCGTGGAGGCGACACTCGACGTGGCGGAAGTCATGTCCTTGGCGCTCACGGCAGGACATGGTGCCATTCGCAGCGAGACGATTGGCGGCTACTCCGTCAGCTTCGCCACGCCGAGCATGGGCGCTTGGGGCGACAACGTGCCCCCGGAATACATCAAGGCGGTGCCGTTCCGGCGGAAGGTGTTCGGGGTCGCATGATCTGCTCCCCGGATACGTCGCGCTGCGCGGATGCCCGGTCGCACCAGCACGCGCTGCAGCCGTGCTGCCGCAGCCATATCGTCCAGATCACGCGGCATGTGGCCGAGGTGCTGGTGGCGACGAAGATTCCGTTCTGGGCGGATTACGGGACGCTGTTGGGCGCGGTGCGGAATCCCCTCACCCCCTGGTCGGACTATCCGTGGCTGCCCCCATCCGACCAGCCTATTCCCGCGGGGATTCTTCCGCATGACAAGGACGCCGACCTGGGCGTGCTGTACACGGAGTGGGCTCGGGCGTGGCGGGCGGTGAGCACCCTGCAACAGACGCACGGATACTGGGTGATCGCCCACGCGCATCGCGGCAGCATCAAGGTGCGCTTGTCGCAAAAGAATCACACCAATCTGGACCTGTTCTTCTGGCACCAGAAGCCGAACGGCCTCCTCTTCCGCCGCGGCTACGCCAGTGTCGATACCTACAAGGGGAGACACTTCCATCGTGACTTGCTGTTCCCGTTGGGGACGGTGGAATGGGAGGGGATGACGCTGCCGGCACCACGTGACCCGGAGGCGTTTCTCGCGATGCGATATGGCCCCGATTGGCGGACACCGTTGCCGACCAATCACGACATGGTCGCCCGGTAATGGCCCTGCCCCCGAACGTCGTCCGGCGAGGGATCGAGTCGAGTCTCCCCCGTGGGGGACACGCGGGCGCCTGTACACGCGATACCCCGCGCTGCTCCGATGCGCGGGACTATGGCGTGGAGCTCCGGGAGTGCTGCAAGCGACACATTCGGCAAATCGTGGCGGACACCGCCGCGGTGTTGAATGATCGAGGCATCATCTGGTGGGCGGACTACGGCACACTCCTGGGTGCGGTGCGGAATCCGCGGACGACATGGGCCGACTATCCCTGGTATCCGCAAGGCGGACGCACCACGCCGGGGCCGGCGGCTGGCATCGTCCCGCACGACAAGGACGCGGACTTCGGCATCTTCGCGGCGGACTATCGGAGCCTCTGCGTGATTCGCTCCAAGCTCGAGCGGAGCGGCGGCTACAATGTGCTGATTCGGCCCGGTGGGCGCTCCATGAAGGTCCGGTTGTCGTGGCGCAATCATACGAACGCGGATTTCTTCATCTGGAACGAACGGAAAGACGGCGTGTTGTACCGGGCGAAGTACATCGGCGCCGACAAATACAAGGGCCGGGAGTTTCACAAG